CGCAGTTACAAGGCCAGCAGCAGCGTATGGGTGCAGCTAGTCAACTAGGCACTTTGTCTAACTTAGGTTTTGGCATGGGTCAACAGATTAATTCTCAGATGCAAAACCAAGGGCTACAACAGCAAGCCGTTCAGCAGGCCGTTATTGATGCAGCTAAAGCTAGATATGCTGGCTATACAGCACAACCAAACCAAGCGTTGAACATGCCATTACAAGCGTTAGGTGCTGCTCCTTATAATACAAGCACGAATCAAACCAAAGGGTATTCGCCTGGTTTATTTGATTACTTAACACTTGCAGCAGGGCTTTAATTATGGGCTTATTAGATAGTATTGGCGGTTACTTAGGGAATGAAGAAAATCGTTTAAGGCTAGCCTCTGGGTTTAACAACATGAGTGGCAACCCTAACGCTGGAAACATTCAAACTGGTATTAACCAGCGTCTTAAAGGTTTGAGTGATGATCGCAAGCTAAAGGCTGCACAAAAGTTAGCCACAAGTGAAAAAAATCAAGCTAAGGATGTTTTAGCAAGGCAGACAGCTATGGCTATTACTCTACTTGATAAGTTCCCAATGTTAAAGCAAGCAGTAGAAGCAGGAATAATATCACCTAATGAAGCTATTGTTTCTGCTAGAAAGGGTGGTGATGTTAAAGTTGTTGGACAATCGTTAGTAGATAGCGAAGGTAATGTTTTATTCACTTACACAGATTCTTCTAATGGTGAAACTGCTGCTCTACAAACATTAAAAGGTAGGGCAAAAGCGGCAGGGCTTGAAGATGGAACTGACGCTTATAGACAATTTATGCTTTCTGCTGGCAAACAAAACGGCCTTTCTTTAATTATTGGCCCCGATGGTACAGTGACATTAAATCAAGGCGGAACAGGCGCATCATCAAAGCCTCTTTCTGGCAATGAAGGAAAAGCTACTGGATTCTTTATGAGAGCAAATGCCTCTAATCAGGTGATTACTGAACTTGAAGATACAGGTACAGAGTTTGGTCAATGGGTACTTGGTCAAATCCCTTTAACAAACTGGGCTAGATCACCAGAATTTCAAAGATTAGATGCAGCTAAACGAGATTGGATAAGTGCAGTTTTAAGACTTGAATCTGGTGCTGCAATAGCTGCTAGTGAGTTTGATAACTATGATAAAGCCTATTTCCCACAAGTTGGTGATTCTGCGGCTGTACTTTCGCAAAAAAGAACAACGCGAAATCTCATAGCACAGACACTTAAAGTGCAGGCTGGAAAAGGTGTCTCACAAAAATCATCACCAAGTAGTAAAGTCGGCCAGACAGTTAAGACGTATGATGCGCAGGGGAATTTAATCAGTGGCTAATGAAATAGTTATACAAGATGAAAATGGCAATGTAATTGCTGAGTTTGCAGAAGGTACAACTGATGCTGTGATTAAAAAAGTATTAGCTAGAGACTTTCCAAAAAATCAGCCTCAAGCCCCATCAGCAGATTGGATGCAGAATCTAAAAGAGCGTGACTATCTGCAACAAGCACCCTTGACTGCCCAAGCATTAAAGGCAGCAGAAGGAATACCGCTTGTAGGTGGGTGGATACAAGATATAGCAGGCGCGGTATCACCAGAACTTCAAGAAAAAACTAAAGCGTTATCAGAAGCAAAGCAAAACCAAGACCCTATTGAAAGCACTGCGCTTCAAGTTGGTGGTGCTGTAGTTCCTTCTATTATTGCTGCGCCATTAGCTGCTCCTGCATCATTTGTTAGCTGGTTATCTAAATTGCCCACAGTTCAAAAAATGGCAGCCGTGGGTGGTAGTGGTGGATTGCTTGGGTTAGTAGAAGGTTCAGTAAGTGGCGCAGGCAGAGGTGGTGAAGATGGACGCATGGAGGGGGCAGTTGAAGGTGGGGCTATCGGTGCTGCTGGCGGTCTGTTTGGTGGTTTATTGCCTCCAGCCGTTATTAAAGGTTATGAAAATCTAAAAATATCCTTTAGAAATGTTGGAGCAGAAGATATTGCAAAGTCTTTAAATATATCCGTTCCATCAGCACAAGTATTATCAGCTACATTTAGGGACGCTGGAACAGATATTAAATCGGCACTACAAAACATTTTTAATGCTGGTGAAGAGGGTATGCTTGCTGACTCTGGGTTTGCAGCGCAGGCTTTGCTTGATGCCGCAGCGTCAACAGGTGGCAGAGCTTCACAGATAACTTCTGAGGAGGTTACAGGCCGAGCAGCTAGGCAAGGTGCAGCATTATCTAACTCTATGGATAACGCACTAGGGGCATTGCCTAAAGTAGACGATCAAGCAGCAGACGCTTTGGATATGGCAGAAAATATTGCATCATCTACTAGAGCTCCAAGACAAGATGCCTATGATCTTGCTTATAAAACTCCTATTAACTATAGCGCAAAAGAAGGAATGGAAGTTGAAAGAGTTTTTAATGCTCTACCTGATCGTTTTAAAAGTTCTGCTATTGCTAGGGCTAACGAGAAAGCAGACCTTATTGCTTATCAAACTGGACAGCCAAAGCCACAACAAATCCTAGCAGACGTTGCCGAAGATGGTCGTATTAGCTTTTCAGTAATGCCTAACTTACGACAATTAGATCAAATAAAGCAGGCTATTGGAGAAGTGGCTTTTAAAGAAGTTGATAGCTTTGGTCGACCAACAGCAGATGCTTTGGATGCAGTTCAATGGTACAGGCAAATATCCAATAGACTAAAAGAAGCCTCTCCAAAATATGCAGAAGCAGTTTCATTGGGTGGCGATAAAATTAGCTTAGATAATGCGTTAGAACTTGGTTTAAATATGTTAAGCCCTAAAATTTCTGCAAGAGATGTTGTTAGAAACATGAAAGGTGCTGACGCTATTGAAAAGCAATATGCAAAACTTGGTGTAAGAAGTTCAATAGATGATTTAATTAGCAATGTTAAAGCAACTATTGCCTCTCCCGACATTGACATAAATACACTGCGAACAGTTTTTACTCAACTATCTTCTAAAAATTCCCGTGACAAAATAAAAATGCTTTTAAGTGCATCAGAAGCTAAACAATTATTTAAAGACTTAGATCAAGCACAAATGTCGTTAGCTTTAAGGGCGGCTGTTGCAATGAATTCAAAAACCAGTATTCGTCAAACGCAAAAAGAAATAGTTGATGATATGACTGATATTGGTGCGTTTGCTCATCTTTTAAGATTAGAGCCAGCAAAGGCAAGTCAAAGCGTGGTGCAGAAAGTTACAGGTGAAACAGATGCTCTTGGTGTTGCAGCAAAGCAAGAAATATATACAGATATAGCTAGAGCTTTGACTCAGATTAAAGGCAAAGAAGCTAACAACGCTCTTAAAATTATAATGAGAGCGTCTAAGGCTGAACAAGTGAGTGATGCAGAACTTAAAGCAGTTAGTGATTTACTGCTTGCTAACTCAGGGTTTGCTTCAATAGCTGCTTTTTCAGAGTTTGGTCAGTCGCAAGTTAATGGAGAGCAGTAATGCCACAAATGAAAGAAGATGAAATCCAAGGCGCAGTAAAAAACGCGATAGAGGCCGCTATTGATTACGTTGACAGTGACATTCGAGATCAGCGAGAACGCGCTCAAAAGTATTTTGATGGTGCTGTAGACCTTACTCACGAACAGGGCCGATCTAAGGTTGTTTCAACTAAAGTGCGTGATGTTGTGCGTGGTGCAAAGCCTGGTTTAATGCGTGTGTTTCTGACTAACGATAAGTTTGTTGAGTTTACACCCAAAGGCCCAGAGGACGTTCAAAATGCAGAACAAGCCACAGCATACACTCATTGGGTGTTTAATAAAGTAGGGGGCTACAACGTATTAAGTAATGCGATACATGATTCGCTGGTTAAGAAAGTCGGCATAGTGAAGGTGTGGTGGAATAACGAGACTATTGCAGAATCGCACACCTATGAAAATTTGTCAGATGAAGAAGTTGAAATGCTCTTGTCTGATGATGAAGTGGATATTATAGAACACTCGCAAGAGATAGAAATGGAAATGGACGAAATGGGCATGGAAATGTCTCGAAATGTTCATTCAATGTTAATTTCTCATAAGCGAGAAGAAGGGGAAATGGTCATTGAGGGTATCCCCCCAGAAGAATTCTTTATTGACGGAACTGCAAAGTCGATTGATGATGCTTACATTGTCTGTCATAAATCTGAAAAATATGCAGGCGATTTGGTCGCAATGGGATTTGACCAAGACATTATTGATGGTTTAGCTGGAGAAGAGGACGAATCATTAAGTGATGAAGAAAGTTTGTTACGTTTTGGAACCAGCATTGATACGTCAAATAACACTGTAAATGACCCATCCATGCGTGTCGTTGTGGTTACCGAAGCCTATTTAAAAATAGACATTGAAGGTGATGGTGTACCGACACTACACAAGTTTTTATGCGGTGGCACTAACTACGAAATATTAGAGCAAGAGCCTTGGGATAAAGCCCCGTTTGCTGATTTCCATGTTGACCCAGAACCCCATGCTTTCTATGGCAGATCACTTGCTGAATTAGTGATGAACGATCAGGACACAACCACTAGCGTATTACGCGGCATACTGGATAACGTGGCCTTGGTAAACACGCCCAGATTAGAAGTTAATGAAGATTTGGTGGAAATGGACGATGTGCTTAATAACGAGATTGGCGCAATCATTCGTAGTGAGCAAATAGGGTCAGTAAACCCCC